CACAAAAACAAGATATACCAGGACATAAAATATCAGAATCTGATGGTAATATATTTAAATCATTTGAAATGCCTACTAATACACAAACACATAATAAATATACTAAAGATAATTCAATAACAATAGATGAAAAAATAAAAAAAGTATTATACAATAATAAACCACAATTCTCATTAAAACATGATGATAATGATTCAGACTTGCATACAAGTTTAAATTATACTTTAGATGAAACAAATAAATATCAAGAAATTTTTTCAAATTTTAATATGGCACAAGAGAAAAATGATTCACCTGTTAATCAAGATAATAAACAATTTTTTAATAAATATAGACAATTTTAATTATTCTACTATTACTTTATTTTTATCTTGTATAGAATTCATTTTATAAATTTTAATAGATGGTGATATCATATCTAAAATAGCAAATACAATAGAAGATGTTATACCAATCATTATAATTTCTTTTTGTTGTATTTTATTATCTGGTATATATCTCATCGCAATTATAATAATTAAACACATTAATATATATTTTATAAACTTTTGTGCATGTGATAAATGGCATTGTTTAATATATGACATATTATAATAACTTAGAAATTTATGTTTAAAAATGTTATATTATATTTTTTTCTTTATTATTTTAATGAATTTAATTATAAAACAATTGTGTATTATCATAGGTGTATTTACTATCACGCTTTGGGTTCAAGATATGGATGATAAAAAATATAATAAAATAAGAACTGATGTTTATGACAAATACAAGTTTCCTCTTTTGATAAGTGCTATAATCGGATTACTTATTAATATTTCTGAAATAATTATGAAAAATAATACTAATACTGATATACCTGTATCATTTATTAATAGTATTCAATCACCAACATCTACACTGCCAGGCTTACCAAATGCCCAAATGGCAAACTCTACTAGACATACATTAGATATATTACCTTTTGTAAAACGAGTTCAAATTGATAAATCTATGGAAATCCCAAGTCGTGGTGCAAATGTTGGTAAACAATTTGGTGAACAACAAATATATACTAGTTTACCAGATTTTTAATACTTATATAAAATAATTATATTATAATTATTTTATATAATATATATTATATGCAAATTGTATTTAACATTTTACTTTTAACCATAATATTATATATATTTTGGTCAAATATTGAAAATTTTGAAGCTACACCACCCACTGATCAAATTAAAGAAGCTGTAAAGCAGGTATATCTTGCCGATGTTGAATCTATTAGAAATCTATCAATTGTTGCTAAAAAATTACAAGAAGATGGTGCATTAGTTACTCCTACAAATATGAGTATTCGGGGTAAATTAAATATCAATTCTCCATCTAATGCTAAAGATTTACCCGCTAATATAATACTTTCAGTTGATAATGCAACTGAAACAACAATAAGATTAAAAACAAAAGCGGATGATGCGAAAAATATTACTTTAACAAATAATGATGGGAATTTAACAATGGGTAATGCAAAAGGCGGTGATTTATTAAATATAAAATCAGATGGTAATGTTGCAATTAAACAGGATTTAACCACTGGTAGTCTTACAAGTTCAACTATTAAAGCACCTGGTGCAATGAAAATTGAAAGTACCGCAATAACTACAACGGGTAGTCTTACTACCGGTAGTCTTACTGCGGGTAGTCTTACAGCTGGTAATCTTACAACATCAGGTGATATTCAGGCTCAAAATATACGAGCAGTTAATGGTAGTCTCATTATTAATAATATCAGCTTACGTGATTACACACCAGTTATTTTAACATTTGATGGTATATATTCTTCCGGCGTAAATTATATTGGTACCATTGATAAAACATTTGTATTACAACAACCATCGGTAGCTATGTGTTTATGGTTAGAAGGTCCTAATAATAGCAGGTTTGCACAGATTGCTAAATTAATGCAAAGTAAAAACTCGGTAGATGATAAACTCAGTTACCGTTATACCCGATTTGCGTTTCACAAAGGTAGTATTACAACAACTAGAGGTCTTGTTGTATCTGTGCCGCCAGGTAAAGCATGTAAAATTTATGGATGGAATGCTAATGAAAGGATTAATCTAATTCCAGGATATCATCAACTAATGCTTGAGTGGGATCCTCATTTAGTATGGGCTGGATTTCAAGAGAATGTAAACCACATTCCCGATAATATAGCACTAAATACAGGTGCAGGTTTATAAGTTTATATATCTAATTATTTAGTAATCATAAATATAAAAATATATTATAAAAATATATTAGTAATAATAATATGACAGTTAAAGAAGTTAGTTTTGGTGCAACTAGATTACCCATAAAACAATTTAAAATTAATGAAATGGTTGACCACTGCACTATTGCAATGATTGCTAAACGCGCTACAGGAAAGTCATTTTTAACTCGCGAAATTATGTTTCAAAAAAGAAATAGTATAGCAGCTGCAATTGCTATTAGTAGAACTGAAACACTAAACTCATTTTATTCTGAATTCATACCCGATAGTTATATCTATCCAGAATATAATAGTGATATTTTATCACGTATATATGAAAGACAAGCACTTATCAATGAAGATAATAAAGAAAGAATTAAAAATAATAAAAAACCAAAAGATGATTCATTAATGTTAATTATGGATGATTGTATGAGTTCAAAAGGCACATGGCTAAAAGATCCAAATATCTTAGAATTGTTTTTTAATGGTCGTCATCATCATTTATCATTTATATTAACCATGCAATATTCTGTTGGGATTCCACCTGAAATGAGATCTAATTTTGATTATGTATTCTTATTAGCTGAAGATACAATATCTAATCGTAAAAGATTATATGATCACTATGCAGGTATGTTTCCATCATTTGATATTTTTCAACAAGTATTTACCGATATCACCGATAATTATGGCATTATGGTTATTGATAATAGAGTACACTCAAAAAATTTAACAGATAAAGTATTTTGGTATAAAGCTAAAAAAGTCCCAACCTTTAAAATCGGATGTAATAAATTTCATAGATTCCATAAAAAAGCATATGATGATGAATGGAATAAAAAATTAGAAGTATTTAATCCAATCGATCTTATTAATAAAAATAGAACCGCTATTCGTATAAAAGTTGATAAAATTAGAAATAAATAATTATTATTTTGATAAAATTAAAAATTATTTATTTAGATAAAATAAATTACTCATTCTTTTTCACTAATGGATTAAACGATTTAATCTGATCACTTAAATTAGTAATCTGTTCATCTAACTCCTCTTTCCGTTCCTCCATTGTTTTAATCTGTTCTGCAATCGCTTTCATGCTCTGTTCGATAGATAATACCTCATTTTTATCATCTTCTGATTGCGCCTTATCTAAATTTTTTTCTAAATCTGCTAATGACTCTTTTCGTGATTGTAAATTATCAATAATAGTTGTGCGCACCATCTCTTGCTTGCGTTGTTCGTGATAAATCTTAGCTTTCTCTTGATTTTCCATATATGTCTTCATCATATTATTTAATTCCTCATTGGCATACTGAGAATCCTTAACTGCCTCAGAATCTGGATTTGGATCAAATGGTAACCATTTACCCATTTCACCAACAAATACATTAAAATATGGATCAATTGATTGAACTGTCTTTGCATGTTCACATGCTGCTTCATATGTTTCAAATGCTCCTCTAATTTTAATACCCGATAATGTTGTTTTTTTTACATTGGCTGCATTTTCATCCGTAGATTCTGCAGACTTGTCTGTTAAAAAACTCATACAAATATATTTTTGACCAGATGGTAGAAAAGCATCTTCCGTTAAATAATCCGATTTTGACATTTATTATTTAACATTACAATTTTTCTTTATATCAATTTATTTAACTTTTTTTTACATAAATTTTATCTGTAATATCTTTTTCATCAAATTCATTATATCCAAAACCTATTGATGGATTTGAAAACATTTTATTATATACTTTACTTGGTTTAATATCATATATTGTATCTTCATCAATAGGTTTTTTATTACGATTCTGTTGTTGTAATAATATTTCATTAGTAGTTTGATAATTATTAGATGTTGCTTTAGTTAAATATATACTCATAAATATAATACCAGTAAATAATAGTATTATGGAAATATTATTTATAATATATATCATTAATTAAATTAAATTAGGTTTTATTTTTTATAATTATTTAAATGAACTAATATATTCCCATTTAAGATATTTGCATATTTTTTCCCATATTTGATCATTTTCCATTATTTTATCTGGATCTTTATGTAATGGAAAACATTCATATAAATGATCTAATTCTAATAGTTCACAAAATTTATGAAGCACATATGAATAGGATAAAAAGTTTTTCCTTTTGGATGATTTAAACATTTCCCATGGTTCCTGTGTTTTATAAAACATTGATATAAATAATTTTTCCATATCACGTGTAATTTTGGGTGGTGGTAAATTATTTAATTTATTTATAATATAAGTAACATGTTCATAAAAATTATTATAATTTAATTTTTTTAATATTATTTTCATTTTCTTTTTATTTAAAACAGATAAATCAGTAATTCTATTTTTATTTAATTCCTTAACAATATCTATAAATAATTGTTCTGGTATATCCGGGCTTTGTTTTGCCTGAAATTGATTAAGCCATTCTCTAAAATGATTTAATCGTTTATAAGGACTATAATCTTTAATCTGTCTATCTTCATCTAATATAATCATTTCACTATCTCCACAACAAGGACATATATAAGCACTCTCAGACATATCTAATATTTTCTCAATATTACATTCATTACAATATTTTATTCTATTTGATCCATTATCTTTTACTACTCTAATACCTTCTATTCTTTGACAATATTTCTCAAATAAATTTGCTTTATTTATTATTTTTGGTTCATTACTAATTATTTGTTTATCTTTTTTATTACATAAGAATTCTAATATATTTTTTGTTTCTTTTACTACAGGTTCTATTTTATCTCTCATTTCATAGTAATCAGAAATTAAATCACCTGCATTATCATAATAATCCATTTCATCTATATTTATTTCATTATATTTTGATTCCAATATATTTT